GTCCCTATCAAGGTGAAGGGTGCAGGATATATTCGTATACTTGCTAATTTGGCAATATAAACATGCATGACATAGAGTTTTTTGTTGATAGTGTTCAAGTTGATGATGTTTTTGATACGCCATTAACGGACTTAACTCGTTCTGTAGAAAACACAATGTTTGTGGGAGTTCCTCAAACGGATCAACTCCCACAACAATTTGAAACAGAGTGGAATGTACAAAGTGCATTAGAAGGATCAACAGGATTTTATGTGTCAGGCGCAAAATTATTACAACTACAAAAACAAGAAGCATATAATATTTTTGTGCCAACAACTAAAGTTCCCGTAAATACCACAACAATTGAGGCATCACAAGATACACAAACCAGTTTAGGTATAAGTACAACACCAATTAAAACACCGTTTTATTGGGCGTAACACATTAATTACCCGCCAAGAGGATAGAGAATCATGGCAACAACGCGTCGATTTATAGCGCGTAATGGTATCGACAATAACAGTCACTCCATTACCAATGTTGGGGCAGCAGGATCTTCACTTGCATTAAGTGGAGGACATGCTGTCACATTGACAACGTCCGGTACCACAACCATCACCCTCCCAACATCTGGAACTGTTATCACAACAGGAAGCACTGGATCTGTTACTAACAGCATGTTAGCGAACAGCACCATTTCTGGTGTTTCCTTGGGCGGTACATTAAGTACGTTAACATTAGGTACTTCTGGAACAGGTTTGTCCGGTAGTGCCATCTATAATGGATCTGGTAGTAGCACGTTCACAGTGACAAGTAACGCCACAAGTGCCAACACAGGATCAACAATTGTTGCGCGTGACGCATCCGGTAACTTCACCGCGGGAACTATTACGGCAACATTGTCAGGTAATGCCACAGGATTAACTAACGATTCCAATTGGATGGTGAATCGAGGTACTGTCGATGTATCCGATAGTAGTTATTCAAGTGCTGCCTATGATGCAGCAACTTCTAATGGATTTTATTTAGTATCTAATCCGGGACAAGATAGCAGGTCAACCTTGGTGTTTAATCCCGGGGGTAGTACAGCAACCGTTCAACAAGAATTCAACTACGGCGGCGGCTATCGGTTCAGAAATAAAACTGATAGTAGCGCATGGACTTCTTGGAAAACTGTTCTTACTAGTGCCAGTTACAATTCTTACGCTCCTACATTAACTGGTACTGGAGCTTCAGGTACCTGGGGTATTAGTATCACAGGTAATGCTGCCACGGTAACGAACGGCGTATACACCACAGGAAGTTATTCTGATCCATCTTGGATCACATCATTATCAGGAAGTAAAATTTCTGGAAATATTAGTGGTAATGCAGCTACTGCAACATCTGCAACATCTGCAACTAATGCGGGGTTATTAAATACCAATACAGGTGCTGCTAGTAATCAGCTACAATACTGGCAGTTACAAGGAAATTCCACGTTAAATCCAGATACTAATTGGTGGTATGGTTTACGTTTGAGTCATGGCGATGCCGACACCTATTATAGTGCTACTATAGCCATTGATTTTTTCACAGATACAATACAGTTTAGAAGAAAATCAGGTGGTAGCGATAATGCCTGGCGAACATTACTCCATTCAAACAACTACAATAGCTATTCACCCACCTTAACAGGAACAGGAGCTTCAGGTACCTGGGGAATAAATGTTACCGGAAATTCAGCCACGACTAGTCAACGTTCATTCACAAATGATATATCCACAACTGGTCAAGGTCGATTTACTGGTTGGTATAGTGGAGGAGCAGCTACCGGTGCTGCAGCAGAAATTGGTATGTCTGCTGGACAGGGATATATTATTGTTTATAATAGAGACACTAGTACATATGGCACATTAAATATTGCTACAAATAGTGCTAATTTACAGTTTAGCGGCGGTACAATCAATGCAACATCAGGGTCGTTACAACAAGGTGGTAATCAAGTATTACACGCAGGGAATTATACATCTTATTCTCCTTCATTAACAGGAACAGGGGCATCAGGTACCTGGGGTATTAGTATCACGGGTAATGCAGCTACTGCAACATCTGCCACATCAGCAACAAACATTACAGCTTATACCATCAACCAAAATGTAGGTACAGGAAATAGTCCATCGTTTGCTGGATTGTCTTTGAGTGGTGCAAGACCATTGGTGTTTGATACTGCTAATGGATTAATTTCTATAAAAGGAGACGCTGGTGGCTGGGCAACTGGATTATATTTCTTAGGTTCTTCAGGAACCAACCGTGGCGGATTTGGTGCATTAGGTGGAGCAGATGGATTATCGTATTTCTGGATAGGACCTGCATACAATAATAATTATCTAGAACTCGATGGTAGTCGTGTAAACAGTAAAGTAGCATTACAGCAAAGCGGCAATCAGGTGTTACACGCAGGAAATTACACTAGCTATTCTCCCTCATTAACAGGAACCGGAGCTTCAGGTACTTGGAGTATCAGTATTTCTGGTAATGCGGCTACTGCAACATCAGCAACATCTGCTACTACGTCTAATGCTGTTAGTGTTATAGACACTAGAAATACTGCAATAGGTCCTAATAGTGGACAAGGTGTTAGATTTGATTTTAAATTAAATACACAAGATGGATTGACCGACGGCGGAAATTATCATGGTGTAATGACATTCCAACAATGGTCAGACGCATCTGGCGGTGGCACTCGTCAACTTGGTTTCACTGATAATGATAATTTATGGATCCGTGGCAGCGGCGGCGGAGTTACGTCGTTCAATGCATGGAAACTACTATTAAATAGTTCTAATTATACCAGTTATTCTCCTTCCTTAACAGGAACAGGTGCATCAGGCACCTGGGGTATTAGTATCACAGGAAATGCTGCCACGGTAACGAATGGTATGTATCTCAGTGGTGACCAATCAATATCTGGTGCAAAATTGTTCTGGAGTCCTACGGGCACAACTTTTACATCACAAGCAAGTAATCTTGGACTTACCGTATATCAACCTACTGCTGGATTTGATGCATTCATGACATTCCATGTGGCAGGCGATTATGCAGGATATTTTGGTCTTGGTGGTGCTGAAAATGATTTCATGGTTGGTGGATGGAGTTTTGGCGGCAACCGGTATAAAGTGTGGCACTCGGGTAATGATGGTGCAGGCACAGGATTAGATGCCGACTTGTTGGACGGTAATCATGCTGCAGCATTCTATCTAGCAAGTAACCCCAGCGGGTATACATCAAACACAGGTACGGTCACTTCTATTGCCACGAACAATGGGTTGACTGGCGGCACCATCACTACATCAGGAACTATTGGATTAACTGGTCAAGCATTAGCATTTCATAATTTAGCATCAAACGGATTAGTTGTACGCACCGGCGCTTCCACGGTAGCTGCCCGAACATTAACTGCGGGTACTGGCATCACCATCACAAATGGCGATGGTGTATCTGGAAATCCTACCATCTCAATTTCTGGTGGCGGATCAACTATTTCCACCACATGGGCACATGAAAACGTTATCTAAAGGAGAAACACCATGGCAGTAACAGATTTTTTTCTAAACGGAACAATTACAAATAGTACGACTACAACAATACAACCGGCATCTGGAACCATATATACATTTAAACGTGGAAGAGTTGGAGTTGAACCAGGCAGTGGCGGTACTTTCAGCATATCCAGTTTATCACAAAGTGATTACACTTGGGGAATATATCAATCGTCGGGAGTTGGTACCCCTAGTTCACAATATGCCGCCATAAGTTCTTTCTCTATTACAGTATACACATTTTCGGAGACCGGAATTACTATAGTAGCAACAGCGACAACCATCATTGGTACAAATCACGGCCCATCAATATTCTCTGCAATAGCTAATAATATGCCGGTATCAATACAGTCCAATGCAGGTTTTGGACTAACCACACGTTATACTTTAGTTGGAGCATCAATGACATGACAAACGAAGAAAAATTATCTTGGTTACAAACGTATTTAAAAAATTGTTTAGGGGAAGAATTGCCTACTATACAAGAGCAATATACATTTGGTTATCATAAACTGCCAGACCATCAGGTATTATCAGAGTTCCCAACGGTAATAGTTCAAGGACGTATGATTAAAACATTTGAACTAGATATGTTTTTACAAAAATGTGCGAACATTGAAGTCTTAACAAAAGAAAGTTTTGCATTAATGTGTACCAATGATCCTGAACTACATTCATGGTATCTATGGAACATAGACCGCGGTAGAATTTCCATATAAATATTATGTCATGTAAGTGATAGTAGAACCCCACTTACCCGCCAAGAGGATAGAGAATCATGGCAACAACCCGTAGGTTTATAGCACGTAACGGTATCGACAACAACAATCATTCCCTGACTAATGTAGGCGCGGCAGGATCCACGCTTGCATTAAGTGGCGGGCATGCGGTTACTATCACCACCTCAGGAACATCAAACATCACCATCCCAACATCTGGGACAGTCATCACCACAGGAAGTTTAGGTGGCATCACCAATGGCATGTTGGTGAATAGCACCATCTCAGGTGTATCTTTAGGTAGTAATTTAAATACATTAACACTAGGAACTTCTGGGACAGGCTTGTCTGGAAGCGCCAGTTACAATGGGTCCGGAGCAGTCACATTTACTGTTGCCAGTAATGCCACAAGTGCGAACACAGCATCAGCTATTGTTGCTCGTGATGCCTCAGGTAATTTCAGTGCAGGAACTATTACGGCTGCATTGTCAGGTAATGCGTCATCAGCAACTGCGTCCTCTACACAGGCACATTCTGATACCAGCACAAACATTGCCACGACAGCATGGGTTCGCAACATTTTAGGAGCAAGAACAACAAGTGGCGTTACTGATTGGAATGATGTATCTAACACTCGACCCGGCACTGGGTATACATTGTTGTTGGGAACTGCCACGAATGGTATGGGTGGCGGAAATTACTATCATCCGTTCAATTTAGAATATTCAAGTAATGATGGCACAGGTAACGTCACACAGTTGGCGGTGGCGTATGGAAGCCCCGCTAATGAAATTTACATGCGTGGACGATATGCAGGTTCTTGGTCGTCATGGGTCCGGTTATTAAACAGTAACAATTATAATGATTATTCTCCTACATTAACAGGAACCGGTGCTTCTGGTACATGGGGTATTAATATTACGGGTAATTCTGCCACTACAACCAAAGCAGTAGTTCAGGATACCCGAGCAGCGGAGCGAGCTACCAGCGTCTACAGTTCTGGAACGGTTGAGTGGGAATTTACCAACCAAATTCCAGGTGTTGGTGCGTGGGGTTCGCTTATGACAATGAAAGGGTGGGCTGAAGGCTACAATGTATGGCAGCTGATTGGTCCATCAGGAGCAGGTAGCCCAGCAGGTGAAACGTGGTGGTTGCGAAGTGGGAACAATGGGACATGGAACGCTGTTCGTGCCATACTGCACTCTGGTAACTACAATAGTTACTCGCCGACTCTGACAGGCACAGGAGCATCAGGCACTTGGGGCATTAATATCACAGGTAATGCAGCAACTGCAACTACTGCAACTACTTCTAGTCAAGTCACAATTAATTACAATAATGATAGCGCATCCACATATCAAATGTTATGGGGATCTGGTAATTCTGTTTATGGAACTGCCGGAGTATATCTAAACCCATCCACCGATTATGTCTATGGTGGATCATTTAACGCTGGCAATTGGTTCAGATCCACAGGAAATTCAGGTTGGTATAGTGAAACATATGGTGGCGGTATTTACATGGAAGATGGCACCTATGTTCGTGTATATAACAACAAAGAATTTTATGCCGGTAACATCATAACATCTGCTGCTAGTGTCCGAGCACCCATCTTTTATGATACAGATAATACAGGATATTACGTAGATCCTGCAAGTACGTCATATATCAATTCATTACAAGCAACAGGTACAGTATGGGTAGGGTATCACGGGGGCGAAGCTTATAATGGGGGAAGTGGGGCATCGCTTTATTTTGGTGGTAATACTGGTGGTGCGTACAGACTGTGGACACAGTTTGAAAACGTCAATGGTAATTATACAAAGCTGAACATTGACTGGCATACAGGTATTCGTATCGGTGCATACTGGCAGTATGGTGGAATCAGATTCTATGATGATGCCCTAGGTTATGGTACTGGAAATGGTTATGGAAATAAAGTATTCTCTGTGGCAGAGGGTGATACTGGTGTTAGAGCATATTATAGCATACGTTCACCTATCTTTTATGATTCTGATAATACAGCATATTATGTAGATCCCGCAAGTACATCATATTTAAGTAAATTGATAGCAGGTTCAACTTCTAGTATTTCTACTGGATATAATGGTGTTTTTGCTTCCCCACAAATTGGTGCATTTAACGGAAATAAACTAATATACTTCTACAATGATGGTAGTAATATTAAACTTGATGCATATGATTATGGAGCACTAGGTGCTTTAAATATTACCATTGGCGGAAACGGTGGGTATACAACTATAGTTACTAGTACAAGGTCGCCTATCTTTTATGATAGTGATGATACTACTTATTTCTTAAATATTGCAGGAAATGGCACTCAGGCAGCAAATATTAATGGTAATATACGCATCAATCCAAAATCAGAAACTTGGGCAGAAGGTATATCATTTAATATGCCGTCACAAAATGTATGGGGAGGATTACGATGGGTAAGAAGTTATTCATCGCCATACACAGGAAACTGGGCTTTTGGGTATTTTGGAAATGAATCTAACAATGATATTGGATTTCATAATGGAAACAATGGTTGGAGATTAGACCAATCATTTAATATGACAAGTACAGGCTCTGTTCGTTCACCTATTTTTTATGATAGTAATGATACTGCATATTATGTAGATCCCGCAAGTACATCTGTAACTCGTCAAATCAATATCGTTAATGGCGATAACTCAGTAATATATGCGGGCCCGAATTCTTCTTGGGGTGCATATCTATATGTGGGTTCAGGATCATCAAAGGTCGGAAGTGCTACGGCACAAGTTATAGCAACGGACGGCAATCTTCATATTGATTCTGGTACTGGGAATATTTTATACCTACAATATTATACAGGACGACCCATATATGCATACGGAAGCTTAACCCTACAGGGTAGTAATGCTTTGTATGCACCGATTTTCTATGATTCTAATAATTCAGGATATTATTCTGATCCCGCATCAACTTCACGGTTAAATGTCATTTATTGTGGTGATGTATATAATGACCTTGGCGGCTGGTTCAGAAATTACGGAGCAACAGGCATCTATAATCAATCCTATGGCAATCATTTCTATTCTGATGAAACATCTTATTGGAATCTAACATTAGGTGGCAATTCATATGGCGGATTGCGAATCAGACAAAGCCACGCAGGCACCGTCCTTGGATACGTATATGCGGACACCAGTAACAACATAGGATTCTTAAACAATTCTGGAAATTGGCGAGCACGTGTAGTGAATGCTGATTATTTTCTCGTAGAAGGAAGTTCAATACGAGGACTATTGTTCTATGATAGTAATGACACATCATATTATGTGGATCCGCATAGTGTCTCTTACCAAAGAAGTTTATATTTAGGTGCGCATGATAGCGGTGCTGCTGAATTCCGTTTTGGAGAAGATAGTAGTAGTTGGTATGGTGATAGATGGTATTGGGATAGTCTATACACAGTGTACAGATACAGTAGATATGCCGGTACAGATTCCTTAATTCACTATCATGATACCCGAGATACATCACGCATTACTTACGGAAGAAACATTGTTTTTGATGATTACGGCAAAGGCATAGTTGGAACTTATGCTTCCACAAGATTGCAACTTGTGTTTGCCATGGGAGATGCCTATAAAATAGCAACTGATGGTACTGCAACCAACGACATGTATGGTATTGCCTGGTCACATCCAAATGCCGGTTCTTTGGGTGGAGCAAATAACTTAGCTGACCATGGTCTTTTAATTATCAATAATGGATCATTCAGAGCAGCAATTTCTAACCGTATCGTGGCGTCAGAAGAAGTCCGCGGTACATTATTCCGAGATTATAATGATACAGGATATTATGTAGATCCTGCATCAACAAGTAATGTAAATCTAATAAATTCGGTAAATCTAACTGCGTCAGGAGCATCCTACTTCTACGGAAATGCTTATGCACCTATATTTTATGATAGTGATAGTACGGGATATTATGTGAATCCTGCCGGCACTTCTATAACTAATACTGTACGAGCTTTGTATTTCGCAAATTATCATGATATATCTGTTGACCATCCATTTGGATTATTTTTCTCAAACGGTCAAAGTACTGCCTATGCAATTTATCGTGAAAGTGGTGCATGGAGTGGAACATATCCAGATTTACGTATTGCATTCCACACAGGCATTAAATTTGGAGCAAATGCCGGCTATAAGGGAATGAATTTCTATACTGATTATGACATGTCTACATTGGTCATGTCAGTAAATAATGCCGATTATATATCAGGAGGTGTGTATATTCATACTGACCTTCGTGCCCCTATCATGTATGATGCCAATAATACTGCATATTATTCTGATCCTGGAGCAACAACTAATTTATTTGCGTTAACTGTGAATCAAACTATTTCTGGAAATATCACAGGCACTGCGTCTAACATCACATCCTATACAATAAATCAAAATGTGGGTACAGGTAATAATGTACAATTTAATGGCGTAGGTGCAGGAACTGCCGGAGCTGCTGGAGAAGTTAGAGCAACTGGAAATATCACCGCCTATTATTCATCTGACCGTCGTTTGAAAGAAAATGTTGTATCAATATCAAATGCTCTTGACAAGATAAATAAAATATCCGGAGTTGAATTTGATTGGACCAATGAATATATTGAAATGCATGGCGGAGAAGATGGATATTTTATTCGTAAGCATGACGTGGGTGTCATTGCACAAGAAATACAAGATGTATTACCAGATGTAGTAGCTGAACGGATAGATGGTTATCTTGCTGTACGCTACGAAAAAATAGTTCCTTTATTAATCGAAGCCATCAAGGAACAACAACAACAAATAGAACAATTAAAAACACAAATTACAGGAGTGTAACATGGCAATAACATATAGTTGGAAAATCACTAGTGTGAAAAAAGGCAACGTAGACGCCTTACAAGATGTCGTATTAAATGTTCGTTGGGAAAAAATTGGAACCGATGAACAAGGAAATGTCGGAAAGTTTTCTGGAGCTACGCCATTCACAGCTCCGCATGCATCAGCCTTCGTTCCATTCAATGAATTGAATGAGGCTTTAGTGTTAGGTTGGGTACAAGCTGTCGTAGTGGATTCTTATGAACAACATGTGAATGAACAAATTGAAAAGCAAATTGATGCCATTAAGAATCCTGTAGTAGAAGTAGCAGATAAAGATTTACCTTGGGCTTGATATATATTAGTATCACTTTAACTATTATTTGGAGGATGTATGAAATTACGTAATGAACAAATTTTAAACGTGTTTTCTGGGTTGAATGCATTAGGCAATGAAAAGTTTTCTGCCAAGTTGGCGTGGAAAATTTCCACTTCACGTGGAGCTTTAACCCCGTTTGTAGAATCTGTGGAAAAGAGCTTGATGGAGTTGCGGATGCAACATGCCATCAAGGATGACGAAGGAAATATTGTTCCTGCTGTCGGTGAAAATGGATTGCCATTAGAAGGAACTCTTCAAATTGCAAAAGAACACATACAAACTGTTAACAAGGAAATCATGGACTTGTTGAATGTTGAAGTGGAAGTCGTGAATGTTACATTGTCCATTGATGATTTCCCAGAAACATTTGAAGTATCACCTAATGTATTACAAGCCTTACAGCCTATTTTAGCTTAATAAATAGTTAAAATATCTTTTTCAGAGGTAATCCTGTGCCAATTACAACACGCCAAGAATTAAAAGATTACTGTCTCCGTCGCTTAGGTTATCCTGTTATCGAAATCAATGTTGATGATGACCAAGTGGAAGATAGAATACAAGATGCCATAGATTTCTGGCATGAATATCATTTTGATGGTGTGGAGCGTATCTATTTCTCAGCAGAGATTACAGCATCTACACTGAAATTATCTACAATTTTTGCGGGTAATTTCAGTGTAGGTGAAACTGTCACAGGTGCCACCTCTGGAAAAACTGCTGTTATCACAAAAATAAAGGGTAGTAATGAATTGGAAATAGATGAAGAATCTGGACCTTTCACAAATGGTGAAACTATTACAGGTTCTGTGTCTGGCTTTTCTACTACGTTACATGCAACTACCGCCTACACCGAAGGCACCATTCATAAACAATATATTGAAGTGCCGGATAGAGTGACAGGTGTTGTTCGTGTATTTCCTTTGGGTTCAGCTGGTAGTAGTGTCACGGGTTCCACAAACATTTTCAATGTGGTATATCAATTTCGTTTGAATGACATGTACAACTTGTTGTCATCAGATTTGATTTACTATCAACAAGTAAAGATGCATTTGCAAATGCTTGATGACATGTTTGCTGGCAATAGAACAATTCGTTTCAACAGAAAGATGAATCGCATCTTCATTGATGTGAATTGGAAAGAAACTTTCGTACCTGGTGACCATGTCATCTTTGAATGTTATGCCATCATTGACCCAGACACATATGGTGAAGTCTATAACGATATGTTTCTTCGCAAATACGCCACATCATTGATTAAACGTCAATGGGGTGAAAACATGAAGAAGTTTCAAGGCATGCAACTCCCAGGCGGCATTCAAATGAATGGGCAACAAATTTTCAATGAGGCGGAAGAAGAAATCCGTCAAATAGAAGAACAAATGCAAAGTCGATATGAGTTGCCCGTGGACTTCATGGTAGGCTAACATGGCAACCAATTTCTATTTTCAAAACGGTAACACATCAGGAACAACCAATGAACAGCGTTTATTGGAAGATTTGATTATTGAAAGTATTAAAATTTATGGTCATGATGTGTATTACATGCCTCGAACAAGTATGAAGCAAGATAATATTTTGGGCGAGGATGTGCTTAGTCGTTTTGACAATGCCTATCCTTTGGAAATGTATTTGTCTAATATTGAAGGGTGGGATGGCGATAGTGAGTTGTTAACAAAGTTTGGTATTCAAGTAACACATCAAGCCACATTCGTGGTAGCCAAGCGTCGATGGGAAGATGTTGTTGGAGCTGTTGATGATAGCTATCTCCAACTTCCTAATCGTCCTGCTGAAGGCGATTTATTATATTTTCCCAAGACTAACAGCTTGTTTGAAATTAAATTCGTTCAACATTTAGATCCCTTCTTCCAACTTGGCAAGTTTCATGTCTATAGCATGCAATGCGAATTGTATCAATACAGTTCAGAAATCATTGATACAGGTGTGGAAGAAATTGATAAGATAGAAGATGAACGTACACAAGATATTTTTGGTCATCAAATTCTTTCACAATCAGGTGATTTACTTCTTTCACAAGATGGCTTTAGCATCATTCAACAAACATTTGCCTCACAGTCAAATATTCCAAGTGCAGACAATGATGAGTTTGAAACTTCGGGCGCAGATATTTTGGACTTCACAATCATTAACCCATTTGGTGAATATTAATGTTTAAAGGGCGCCATTTCTATCATCAACATATTCGTAAAGCCATTATTGCTTTTGGCACATTATTTAATGGTATTCAAGTTCGCAGAAGAAATGAGGCTAATGAGATAGTACAAAGTTTGTTTGTGCCTTTAAGTTATGCACCAAAACAAAAATTCATCGAACGTATTCGTGAAGCGCCTGAAATAGATGCAAACCGACCTGGTATACAGGTGACGGTGCCTCGTATTGGCTTTGAAATCACGAATTTTACCTATGATCCTGCACGTAAACTTGCCATTACTCAAAATGTCCGAGCAGTTGATCCTGAGTTAACAAATACAGGCGTTCGATATTCATATGTGTCAACTCCGTATAATATGGGTATTGGCATGAGTGTGTTCACAAAAAATCAAGATGATGGGTTACAAATCATCGAACAAATCCTTCCCTATTTCAATCCTGATTTCAACATCACAGTGAACGAACTACCAGATTTAGGTGTTCGTCGTGATTTGAAAATCGTATTGGAAAGTGTGAATTATCAAGATGAGTGGGAAGGGGGATTTGATAAACGATTAAGTGTTATCTGGGATTTAAATTTCACAGTGAAAATGAACTTGTATGGATATGTTCAAGATGCCAATCTCATCAAAAAATCCATACAAAAAGTATATACAGATAACAGTTTATTTGAAGGGGGAGAACCTACTAATACGTTAGTAGGACGACGCATCACAAATGAAGTGGATCCTGATTCTGCACTACCTACTGAATCATATAACTATATAACAGAGTTTGATGATATTTACTTCGGTGAGAATGAATGACATTTGAAAGTTTAGATGATAAATTTGATGTAGAACCTACAACATCAGAACACTTGGAACAATTAAACAAGCCCGTGATTGAAGATGATGCATTGCATGCGCGTCAAACATTACGAGATTTGATAGAAAAAGGTAATGAAGCTATAGATGGTATTTTGCATATTGCTAAAAACAGTGACCATCCTCGTGCTTATGAAGTGGCAGGACAATTAATTAAAACGGTGTCTGATGCTGCCAAAGATTTACTAGAAGTACAGAAACGAAAGAAAGATTTAGAAAAAGAAGATAAGCCAAAAATACAAACACAAAACAATTTGTTTGTTGGCTCAACTCATGAGTTGTTGAAAGCCATGAAGGCAGCTCAACAACCAATACAAGTAATTGATAATGACGGAACTGGAACAGGAAACTAGTTATCATGGTAATCCCAATTTAAAACCTATAGGATTACCATTACAATTTACACCAGAACAAATTCAAGAAATAGTAAAGTGTCAACAAGACCCCATCTATTTCATTGAAAACTTTTGTCATATTGTCACGCTTGACCATGGTTTAAAACTGTTCAAGTTATATGAATGTCAAAAACAAAAAGTTCGAGTTATTTTAGAGAATAGAAAAGTTGTATTAATGGAAGGTCGTCAGCAAGGAAAGACTATCACATCTGCTGCGTGCATTCTTTGGTATACACTTTTTCAAGAAAGTAAAACAGTCGCCATTCTTGCTAACAAAGGATCTGCTGCTCGTGAAGTACTAGACCGGTACCAAATCATGTATGAACATCTTCCCATGTGGATGCAACAAGGTGTTCGTACTTGGAACAAAGGTAATGTAGAACTAGAAAATGGTAGTAAAGTGTTTACCGCTGCCACGACAGGCTCTGGTATTCGAGGAAAGTCTGTTAACTGGTTGTACATCGACGAAGCTGCCATCATTCCAAATAACGTGGCAGAGCAATTTTTTGCTTCTGTATATCCTACCATCTCTGCCGGTACGACAACAAAAATTCTTCTCACATCAACTCCATTAGGATATAATCATTTCTGGAAATTCTGGAATGAAGCAGAAAAAGGTAAAAATGGCTTCATCTCACATTTCATCCCATACTGGGAAATTCCAGGAAGAGATGAAGAATGGGCAGAGGAACAACGTAAGACATTAGGTGAAGTGAAATTCAATCAAGAAGTGTTATGTGAATTTCTTGGATCTAGTAACACATTAATTAATGGTAGAACATTATCTCAAATGAGTAGTATAGATCCTATTTTCTATAATGACATGGGATTGCATTTATATCAAGAGCCGCAAAAAGATAGAATATATATTATTACAGTAGATGTGGCACGCGGCGTCGGCGGAGATTACTCGGCATTCACTGTAGTAGATGTGACAGAAATGCCCTACATGTTAGTGGGTCGTTTCAAAAACAATACTATTGCACCCATGTTGTTTCCCGACGTTATTGTGAAAACAGCAAAAGATTATAACAATGCCTTCATTTTGGTAGAAACCAATGATATTGGAGGACAAATAGCTGACATTTTACATGTTGAACATGAATATGAGAACATTCTTACCACAATTAAAGAGAACAATCAGACATACATTAGTCCGGGTT